CGGGTTGATTGTCCGCTGTAGCCTGGATCGTGTTAGAGACTGTGTCAGCCGCCCCAGTGGCAGTCTGAACGTCTTGCGATGTTTGTTCTTGACTCATCGTAGTCCTCCTTTTGTTGTGCGTGGCAGGATATACCACAATGTGTTGATATTTATTAGTAAAACTGGTCAAACGAATCTATAGACCACTTCTCGTAGTATCCAGATTGTTTTAACTTTTTTTGTGCTTGTTTCAGTTTCGCCATATCCTGTATCATCACCAATGGCCGTCGGCCATAACTGAATGATACACCCTTATGTAGTCCATCATTGTCTGGGTGGTCATACATTATGGCGTAGTCAGGATTATTCTTGTGTGCCCGCCGACAAAGATTGGCAAGTTTGCGTTCGGTTATCTCGTCAGTGAAATATAGGATGACAATGTCCAGGCCAAGGCTAACAAAAAGACCGCAACACTGATCAATCTGATCCAGCACATCTGTCTTCGCAGGCGTGATCTGTATTTTACGATCCTCGAGTGTTCTTTTCGCAAACGGACAGATTGCCGCTCCACTCGCCTTATGAGTTTTAGCAACAACCTGTCTGATCCACTTCTCAATGTCCTTACCTACGTCTACCACTTGGTTTCCTAGGCTTCCTTCTACCGGATGACATCGGTTTCCTTCTACCGCTTCTCTTAGGTCCTGGCATCTTGGTCCTCCTTTTTCCTGTGCTTGGTTGGGAACTTCTCGGGTCTGCCCTCGTTCCTTGATGGAGCGTATAGGTCCAACAGTTCAATGCCCCTGGCGTGTGCCACTCGTTTCAACAGCACACAGGCCTTCCTGGCCCTGGCGGCGTTGGTCTTGCTGGGGTGCTTCATCAATTTTTCATAGTGGGTGAAGTAGTCAAGGCACAACTGCTTCATCTGCCTGTGCCTGGCGGTCTCCTCTGGTAATCTGTATAGTTTCCTAATCATTGGTGGGTGTGAAATGTATGCTGTGCCAGGGTGCCGTGAGTCCGTGTGCGTTCTTGTATATCTCTCCGGTCTGGACCGATTGTGCGGCCATGAATGTCCTGGTGCCATTGCCTGATCTCTTCTTCTGTATCACCCGACAGGGCCTCCACTGCTGACCTCTGGCGTAATACTTCATGTGATGTGTCTGCTGTCCCTTGCGGGTCTTGATGCCTGCCATCCTTTACCTCCATGCCCTGATACTCCAGTATGCTGGGCTCAGTGATTTCTGTCCACGCACCTTTTGTAGGATCGCACCCATCCTGGCCATGAATGATCTCCGCCTGGCTGGTATGTTGGACCTGATACGCATGTCGGGATCACCGAACCTGACTATGTTGACGTCGCCGGTGCGTTGGTTCCTCACATACACCGCGAACTTCTTGCTCTTGCCCGGTGTCCTGAATGGTCTATTGAGTGTTATCTTCCTGCCCTGGTATTGAGCCATTGGTTCCTCCAAAGAATTGTGCTATCTCCGGATGCAGTTCCAATATCTCTTCATTGGTGTAGCCCTGCTGGATCATCTCCCTCATGTGGGTGATCATGGCCACTGGATCGGTCATCGGTGGATGCTGTGTGCCATCGTCCGCCAGTTGGTTCTCCATCTCTTGCAGTTCGTCCTCATCCTTCGCTAGTATCTCGATCGTCTTCTGATCAATAATTGATTTCACACTTGGAGTGGCCTGTGCCGAGTCCCTCTGGGCACTCGCGGCCTTGCTTATGATGTCCATGTCCAGGTTCTTGTCCCTGATGTGGAAAGCCATTGGATATTTGATCTCTCCATCCCAGGCCTCGCCCTGCCATAGACCGAATAATCTGAATATCTGTTCTTCCGCCAGTTCCAGGTTCTTGGCCTTCTCTGACAGTTTGGCGTCCAGCATCAGGAACTCTGACTGCATCGCCACACCTGACATCTGTCTGGTCTCGATGGCCCTGATTGAACCCATGTGAGCCATCCTGTCGATTGATTTCACGGTCTCTTCCATGGTCCTTAATATGGCCTCAAGATTACCACCTGATGGTTGCAAAAGATATGGACGGAGTTGGGGGTCCAGTTCCTCTGGCATGTCGATTATGGCACCGGCTCCCGCCTGTGCTGACACTGATCTTGTCTTGACAAGACTTGGATGATTGGTCAGTGAAATGAGTTGTTCCGCTTCTGAATAACAGTTGCCCAGGAACCTCTGTGCCTGTGCTATGGAGTCGATGTCTGACACACCGATGCCCTTGATGGGTCCACGGTTGGCGTAGGCCCACACCGCTGGAACCTTGCCCAGTAGGTTGGGTCTGGACTCAACGATCTTCATTGGCTCCTTGGCGTCATTGCCGTTGTATGAATATAGTTCTATGGCGTCTGGCGTCCACTTACGGATGTAGAACTCGCCCTGTCTCTGGTAAGGTCTCTCGTCCTGCTCCAGCAACATAAGTTCGGTCAATTCATAGTGTCCGTTTGGTTGTCTCACGAATCTCCAGTTCAGGATGTTCTCTGGTGTGTAGATTGTGGCGTAGGGCCTGATGCCCTGGGCCAGCTCGTCGGCACGTGTGCCCACCACTGTCTCTGGACGATCGATCAATACACAGACATGTCCGTAGATCGAACTCTGTATGTTGACCTCACGCATGAAACTATCCCAACTCCTGCCATCCATGTCACAGTCCTTCAAGAACTGCTCAAGTTCTGGTGTGTCCTCTAGGTTGCCGAATTCCCGTTTGGGTGATTGCCTGTATAGGAATGAGTTGTATGTGTGTATTATAGATCGGCAGTGATTGTCCTCCGCCGCGTGTGATAGTCTCGTTAGGTATTCGCCCTCGTTCTCGTATTGGTATCTCTTGAGATACATGCCCCTCTTGTATTCAGCGCCTCCAAGGTATGATCGCTTGAGGAACTTCCAGTGGTTGATATACATGTCGTAGTCCTGGTGCACTGGCAGTGATATGGTCTTGCCTGATGAGTCCGTGAATGATGTGCCTGTTAGGCCGTAGATGTCCTGTGCCATTATCTGATTGCTCCTATCTTGATTCCAAATCTCTCTGGTGCCTGTTGCTCGTATGCTGTCCTGATTGGGTATAAGAATGATATTAGGTATCCTAATGCGTCGTTCATATGGTCAAATCCCTGCGTCTTGTCTGGCAACACGGTCCCCTCTTTGTATGTGTGTTTGCTGATACTATTTAACAGATTCTTACACTTGGGGTGTATGAACACCTGTCTCTCGTCCGAAGCGGAACACAACTTGGCGTTGACGGAATTGATCCTGTCCCTGACCGCCATGTGCCTTGGTGGCACCTTGCAGATGAATCCCGAATTCATCAGGATGCTCAGATCGGTCTTACCACCCGCTGATGTCTTCCTCTGCTTGGACGCTGGATCTGGATACACGAATATCTTCTTGCCCGGATAGCGCCTGTGTATCTCCTGACACATCTCTTCGGTGTTTGAACTCCAGATCTGGATCTCGTCCATGATGTAGATACAGCCATTCTTGATGTAGCTGACCACCGCGGCCATTGGATCAAGGTTGAAGTCCATGCCTATGTGGATGATGTTGTTGTCTAGGGGTTCATCAAAGTGTTTGACATTATCGCTCATTGAGAAACCGTAGTAGATTATGCCTGAATATGTCTCCCAGGTGGCCTGGTATTCCTGCCTGAATGTCTTGGCGTCCAGGTCCCTCTTGGCCTGTTCTATCTCGCCAGCATCAACGAATCCACCATCAATGGTGGTGAACTGATAACTGCTCCAGTCCTGTTCGCTGGGATCCTGACCCCTCTGGTATAGGTCGTGGAACCAGTTCATGCCCTTGGGTGTGCCGGCGAACATGGCCAGTCCCTTGGTGTCTGAAAGTGTGGGCCTCAGCACCTCCGTCCATGCGGTCTCCTCTATGTCCGCACTCTCGTCCATCACTATGAAGTCAATACCCACACCCCTCAGTGAGTCCTTGTTGTCAGCACCCCTGAGGCAGATCCTTGACTTGTTCTTGAGTTCTATGGTGAGTTCTGCCTCGTTGACCTTCTTGATCCAACGCAGGTCTTTCAGTATCTCTTTTAGTTTGACCCAGGCTATCTGTTTGGCCTGCCGGTATGATGGTGCCACATACCAACACACACGTCCGGGTATCCTGGCGTGATAACACAGTTCCCTGATGGCCAAAGTGGTCTTACCAAATCTACGACCAGTGACCAAGACCCTGAACCTGGCTGTGTCATCCGCTACTTTTCTTTGTGGAGGTGAAAGTTTCAATTGATTATAATCCTATAATTTGTTATATTTACTCAATGGCTAAAGCATACAATATAAAACGAAATAATAAAACAGATTTCTTTGATAGGATTGAAATATTACCTAATGGATGCCACCAATTCCAGAGTTGGCAAGATAGGGACGGTTATAGACAGTTCAGATATCAAGGCAAGGATTGGAAGGCCCATAGATTGGCAGTTGTGTTTGATGGTAGGGATCCTACAGGCAAATTGGTTTGCCACAGTTGTGATAATGTTTGGTGTGTGAACCCTCAACACCTATGGATAGGAACCAATTACGAAAACAGATTGGACAGTGTGAAAAAAGGTAGAGCAAGGGGTAGGCGTAGCCATCCCAGCCTGATCAGAGGCCAATTCAAAAGATAGAGATTACTTCTCCTCCCAGGGTAAGGGTGCCGTTGACTCTTCGTCAGTTGGTGAATCCTGTTGGCCCAACCAGTTCTTGCCCAGGAACATCAG